CATGAGCTTCTACTCCATACCGTTTGCACCCGACCGCGCCGCGGCGACTGAGGCGCGGCTAGAGTCCATCTACGAAGCGGCGCGGTACGGGTTGAAGGGCGACAGCCTTGCCATGCGCGTCGGTCTGACCCCAGCGCAGTACCGGCGCCTGGCTGAGTTTGATCCGCTGGTCGAGATGGCCGAGATGAAGGGCCGCGCCGACGGCGAGTACACCGCCGGCCAGACGCTGTACAACGCTGCGGCCCACGGCGACGCCAAGGCTGCGCTGGAGATACTCAAGCATCAGCACGGCTGGGTAGCGAAGCAGCAGATCGACGTTAGCATCGACCAGCAGATCAGCATCACCGGCGCTCTAGAAAAAGCACGCACGCGTGTTATAGAGGGGCTGTACGAGGAAGTGGCTTTGGTGGAGGATCAGTCAGATGCCGAGCAAAGGTAAGTCTGTGTCGCTGTCCGTGGGGCGCGGCGAGAAGCTGCCCGCGTCGAAAGGCGCAGGGCTGACGGCCAAGGGCCGCGAAAAGTACAACGCCGCCACCGGGTCACACCTGAAGGCGCCAGCGCCCAACCCCAAGACCGACGCCGACAAGGGCCGCAAGGCGAGCTTCTGCGCGCGGATGGGCGCCGTCGCCGCCAAGGCCAAGGACGGCGAACGCGCCAAAGCTTCACTCAAGCGGTGGAAATGCTCATGAAAAACGGCCTCTACAAAAATATTAACGCCAAGCGCGATCGCATCGCGGCAGGGTCTGGCGAGAAGATGCGCAAGCCCGGCGCTAAGGGCGCACCGACCGCCAAGGACTTCAAAGACAGCGCCAAGACCGCCAAGCCAAATAAAAGAAAGTAAACTAATGCCATCCCGCAAAAATATGCTGTCTCCATTGGCGCCAGCGCCAACAATTAACGCAATGGTGCCGCCAGACGCGGCAGCAGCGGCAGCAGCGGCAGCAGCGGATGAAAACCCATATATTACCGCTTTATTGGCTAAAGCCACCAAAGAGTATCCGTTCATAACGCAGCACAATCCCATGGTGTTTATGGGGTCAGACCCGTCGCGAGATTATGCCGAAACATGGCCTTCGGATGAAGAAGGTACGCCCGACCGGCCTAGGCCTCGCAATTTGCCTGTAGGCCGCGTAGGCATTCAGGTGTTTAGGCCAAATGATTTTAGCGCGAGTGATATGGCAGCGGAACTGTTACATGTTGACCCTGTAGCCAACGCTACCCGTGAGGGTTTGCTAAAAATGTTGACGCCGCAACAGATCGCCAAACTTAAGACAAGCGCACGCGATTACCAATCTACATTGGACCGAGGCGAAAGCGAACAACGCGCGATACAAAACGCAATCGATAGTGCGTTGCGTGGGTACGCAATGAACCAATGGCCCGAAGAAGCAAATCAAGCTATGGGGTATACACCTGAACAACGGAGAATGCTTGACACGTTGCGCAATTATGTAACCACAGGCAAACATTAATGCAGGCACCCATCTACTCAGCCGTCGATGAGATGGAGTTGATGGCGCGGCTGTGGTCGCCGGCGCTGTCCAACGACCCGCTCAAGTTCGTGCTGTACGCATTCCCGTGGGGCGAGAAGGGCACGCCGCTGGAGCATCACTCTGGGCCGCGCAAATGGCAGCGCGAGGTGCTGCAAGACCTCGCCGCGCACATAAAGGCGAACGACGGCAAGCTGGACTTTGACACGTTCAGGATGGCGACATCCTCTGGCCGCGGTATCGGCAAGTCAGCGCTGGTCAGTTGGCTGGTCATCTGGATGATCTCGACGCGCATTGGGTCTACCACAATTGTGTCGGCCAACTCCGAGGCGCAGCTACGCAGCGTCACCTGGGCCGAGATCACCAAGTGGCTGGCAATGTCAATCAACAGCCACTGGTTTGAGATCGCGGCGACGCGGATCATGCCCGCCAAGTGGCTGACCGAGCGCGTCGAACGCGACCTCAAGAAAGGCACGCGCTACTGGGCCATCGAGGGCCGGCTGTGGTCGGAAGAGAACCCCGACGCGTACGCGGGCGTCCACAACTTCGACGGCGTCATGCTGGTGCTGGACGAGTCGAGCGGTATCCCAGACAGCATCTGGTCGGTGTCGGCGGGCTTTTTCACCGAAAACACGCCAAATCGCTTCTGGCTGGCGTTTTCCAACCCCCGGCGCAATTCGGGCTATTTCTACGAGTGTTTCAACGCAAAACGGGATTTTTGGAACACCAAGATCGTCGATGCGCGCGACGTAGAGGGCACCGACAAGGCGGTCTACCAGCAGATTATCGACGAATATGGGCCGGATTCGGCCCAGGCGCACGTTGAAGTCTACGGCCAGTTCCCCAACGCTGGCGATGACCAGTTCATCCCCAACAGCTACGTCGATGACGCCATGAAACGGCCCAAGCACAAGGACGACACGGCGCCGATCGTCATCGGCGTGGACCCGGCGCGCTTCGGATCGGACGCGACTGTCATCGCCGTGCGGCAGGGACGCGATATTGTCGCGCTCAAGCGGCACCGCGGCGCTGACACGATGGAAGTGGTCGGCTACGTAATCGACGCCATCGAGGAATACAGCCCTGCGCTGGTCGTCATCGACGAGGGCGGGCTGGGCGCGGGCGTCGTGGACCGCCTGAAGGAGCAGCGGTACAAGATCCGCGGCGTCAACTTCGGGAACAAGTCCAAGAACCCCATGATGTGGGGCAACAAGCGCGCCGAGATGTGGGGCGCCATGCGCGATTGGCTCAAGAGCGCGGCCATCCCGTCGGATCGGATGCTGAAGTCAGACCTCATCGGCCCCATGACCAAGCCCGACAGCAAAGGCGCGCTGTTCCTCGAAAGCAAGAAAGACATGAAGGCGCGCGGGCTGGCCTCACCCGACGCCGCCGACGCCATCGCGGTGACGTTCGCGTTCCCGGTCGGCCACCGCGAGGCACGCGAAGGACGCGTTGACACCGGGCGCGCAAAAGGTTACGCTTCCGCCGGAATATCTACTAGCTGGATGGGGTCATAACATGTCTAACACAAAGCCGATTGGCGTTGCATACACCGACCAAGACATCATCGGGTCGCAGTACATCCTGTCCGACGAGCAACTCGGCTACACCACCGCCGCGCAGGGCAGCGTCACGCAGGCGACCAGCAAATCCACCGCCGTCACGCTGAACAAGTCGGCTGGCGTCATCACGATGAACGGCGCGGCGCTCGCCGCAAACACGGCGGTGTCGTTCACGCTGAACAACACTTTCATCTCGGCCAACGACATCGTCATCATCAACATCTCGGCTGGCGGCACGGCGGCTGCTTACACGACCTACGTGTCGAGCATGACCACGGGTTCGGCGGTAATCACCCTGCGCAACATGACCGGCGGTTCGCTGTCGGAAGCAGTCGTGATCAACTTCGCGCTCATTCACTGCCAGTAAGTGCCATGCCGCTGAAGAAATCGGTCAGCAAACCGGCGTTTCGGGCTAACGTGAAGGCGGAAGTGGCCGCTGGAAAGCCCGTCAAGCAGGCTGTCGCCATCGCCTACAGCGTCAAGCGTGAGGCTGCCAAGAAGGGCAAGAAGTAAGCACATGGCTGATCCCACCGGCATTGTGAAGGCAGGCGAAGTTGCCAATGTCGGTGGGAACGCCCCGTCCGATAAGGACAAGGGCGACACACTGGCCGTTATGCGCAGCCGCCTCAAGATGGCAATGGCCGCATACTCGGACAGCCGCGAGGACGAACTGGACGATCTCCGGTTCATGGCCGGCTCGCCCGACAATCAGTGGCAGTGGCCCGCAGACGTTCTGGCGACGCGCGGGTCGGTGCAGGGGCAGACGATCAACGCACGGCCCTGCCTGACGATCAACAAGCTCCCACAGCATGTCCGTCAGGTCACGAACGAACAGCGGCAGAACCGCCCGTCGGGTAAAGTCATCCCCGCCGACGACAAGGCCGACATTCAGGTTGCTGAAATCCTTGACGGTGTGGTCAAGCACATCGAGTACATCTCAGACGCCGACGTTGCCTACGACACTGCGTGCGACAACCAGGTCACGTACGGTGAGGGCTACATCCGCATCCTGACCGAGTATTGCAGCGAAGACAGCTTCGACCAAGACCTCAAGATTGGCCGCGTCCGCAACGCCTTCAGCGTCTACATGGACCCGACGATCCAAGACCCCTGCGGCGCTGACGCTGAGTGGTGCTTCGTCACGCAAGACATGACAAAGGAAGAGTACGAGCGCGAATTTCCCGACGCGTATCCGATCTCGACGCTCATGTCTCAGGGCGTCGGCAATGAGTCGATCTCGGCGTGGCTCAACGAAGACACCGTGCGCATCGCGGAGTATTTCTACTACAAGCATGAGCGTGCAGTCCTGCACCTCTACCCCGACAACCAGACGGCTTTTTCCAAAACGCCTCGCGACAAGCAACTCATGGCGCTGTTCGGCGCCCCGCTGCGCTCGCGCGACGTTGATCGCAAAAAGGTCATGTGGATGAAAACCAACGGCTTCGACGTTCTGGAAGAGCGCGAGTGGGCCGGCAAGTGGATTCCCGTCGTCCGCGTGATCGGCAACGAATGGGAAGTCGAGGGCCAGGTCTACATCTCAGGCCTCGTGCGCAACGCCAAGGACGCGCAGCGCATGTACAACTACTGGGTCAGCCAAGAAGCCGAAATGCTCGCGCTGGCGCCCAAAGCGCCGTTCATCGGCTACGGCGGTCAGTTCGAGGGCTACGAGCAGCAGTGGAAGACCGCCAACACGACCAACTGGCCGTATCTGGAAGTCAACCCTGACGTTACCGACGGTCTGGGCGGTATGTTGCCCCTCCCGCAGCGCGCACAGCCTCCTATGGCCTCCAGCGGGCTGCTACAGGCCAAAGCGGGCGCCGGTGAGGACATCAAGGCTACCACGGGCCAGTACGACGCCTCGCTGGGCATGTCAGGCAACGAGCGGTCGGGTAAGGCCATCATGGCCCGCGAAAAGCAGGGCGACGTTGGCACGTACCACTACGTGGACAACCTTGCCCGCGCGATCCGCCACATCACGCGCCAGCTTGTGGACATGATCCCCAAGATTTACGACACGCAGCGCATTGCACGCATCATCGGCGTGGATGGCACAGTCGATATGGTCAAGATCAACCCTGACCAGCCGCAGCCGGTCAACGAGATCCGCGACCAAGATGGCGCGCTGATCGAGAAAATCTACAATCCGACGGTCGGCACCTACGATGTGATGGTCACGACCGGCCCAGGCTACATGACCAAGCGCCAAGAGGCGCTGGACGCCATGAGCCAGATCCTCCAGACCAACCCGCAACTCTGGTCAGTCGCCGGCGACCTGTTCATCAAGAACATGGACTGGCCGGGCGCGCAGGAGATGGCCGATCGGTTCAAGAAGATTCTCGATCCGAAGGTTCTTGCTGACGACAACCAAAGTCCTGAGATGACGGCTGCCAAGCAGCAGATCGACGCGCTCACGCAGGAACTGCATCACGCCGTGGACGCGATCGAGCAAGTCCAGCAGTCGGCTGAAATCCAGAAGGTCCAAGTCGATCAATTCGAGGCCAAAATCAAGGCATATGACGCCGAAACCAAGCGGATCGTGGCGGTCCAGAACAGCATGTCGCCTGAGCAAATTCAGGACATCGTGCTGGGTACGATGCACGCAGCTATGGACTCAGGCGATCTGGTTTCTCCTATGATGCAGCAGCAGGATATGGGCAGTTTTGGCGGCGAGCAGCCCGGCGAAATGCCTGAGATGCCCGGCCAGTCTGAACAGCCCGGCGAAATGCCTGAGATGCAGCCTGAAATGCCTATGGAAGCCCCAGAGATGCCTATGCAGGCCCCTGAAGGAATGATGGAATGAAATCCTGCGCTGATTTTATCGGATCGCTGTTTCTTGCGCGGGATGTCACCCATTCCGTCCACCTGAACACGCGCAGCTTCTCCAAGCACAAGGCGCTCCAAAAGTTCTACGACAACATAATCGACCTTGCGGACGCGCTGGCAGAGCAGTATCAAGGCGAGTACGGCCTGATCGGCCCCATCTCGCTGATGAGCGCCAAGACGACGACCAACATCCTTGAGTTTCTTGAGGGCCAGCTAGCCGATCTGCAAAAAGCGCGGTATGTTGCGTTCGAGAAGGACGATACAGCGATCCAGAACGAGATTGATAACATCGTCAAGCTGTACCGCACCACGCTCTACAAACTGCGCTTTCTGGCATAAGGACGCAAAATGGTCGCTCTTTCATCTCTCGCGGGCGCCGGCTGGCAATTCTTTAACAGCAACGGCGTGCCGTTGGCCGGCGGCAAGCTGTACACATATGCCGCAGGTACCACGACGCCTGCGGTCACATACGCCAGCAGCGCGGGGATATCGACCAACACCAACCCGATCATTCTGGACAGCGCCGGGCGCCCTTCACAGCAAGTTTGGCTAGTTTCAGGCAACCGTTACAAATTCACGTTAAAAAATTCTGCCAATGTCGAGATTTGGACCAAAGACAATATCCCCGGCATCAACACAAGCACTATCACCTCGGTTACGGACTTTGGCGCGATAGGGAACGACGCGACAGACGATACCGCGGCAATCCAGAACGCAGTGGCAACTTGCTACGCGCTCGGGGCAAATCTGTATTGGCCTGCGGGATCGTACATAACCACCGCCAGTATCCCAAATTTTCATTCGGTTCGGCATTTTGGCCCAGGCGTCGTGGTGCGCGGATCAGACAATTTTCATATTGAAAACGACAACACGCTCGTCAACAACCTGTATGTGGCCGTTGCAGGCAACGACACCAACGATGGGCTCAGTGCGTCGCAACCTTTTGCTACGCTGCAACACGCAATCGACGTATTGCAAAATTACACTCTGACGGGTTCGTGGGTCATAAATCTGGCGGCTGGCGATTATTCCACTGCCTCCAACAGGACTGCTCGACTCGGAAATGATTATTGGAACTCCACGTATGCGTCTAGCACTGCGTACACTCAAGATGGTATTGTTTCAGACAATTTCATAACCATCCAAGGGCCAGATGTAGGCTATAACCCCTCTTCAAACCCATATCCGGTTCCTACCGCAATTTTTCAGGGCGGCGGCGCTGCGGCCAGCGGCATTGAGGTTCGGTTTGCCAGCGTCATCATTAAAAATATAAAATTTAGAGAGTATAACGGAAGTACATCTTCGTGCGGCGTGACGGGCGCAAGCGCAAACATCCGCACCGTAAACGTCCACACTGCCTATTGCTATATTGGACTTAGCAACACCGAAGGAAACCTAGAGGTTCAAGGTGGGTTGATATACGGCAATCCTACAAAAACCAACACCACGGGCATCAGATCTCTTTTCCACAATCGGCAGGCTATCGGCAACCAAGGCGCCGCTGGCGCGGGCCAAGGCCCCCTGATCTCGTTTTGTACGACGGGCGCGCTGCTTCAAGAATCTGCAACAGGGCATTTTGACTCATGTAGCATTGAAGATTGCATCACGGGTCTTCGCGTAACGGTAAACAGCCGTGTAAACTATAGCTACACCAATTTTAAGCGAAATGGCACTGCCATACGCTGTGACTTTAGCAGTAACATTTTTGCGTCCGATACAGCGGTGTTCAACACCAACACCGCCGACGCGAATGGAGAGAACATTATAAAACAAAGTTTTGCCACAAACGTCGATTCTGACATATATTCCAACGGTGGTCTGGCCACCGACTACCTGACAGCGCCGTACACTTTGACAGGTACGCTAGTAAGCATTGCGATACTGAGCAAAACGCTAGACCAAGGCGTATACGCCCCAATTCTGTCATCTGTTCGCAAGCCCCAAGAAATTAAGTTTAGAGCCTATGGCACCTTGTCGGGGACTGCGGGCGCAAAACAGTTCAAGCTGCGAATGGGGTCGACAATTTTGGCTTCCGTAACCAACGCGGCTTCCGACGACGGCAACTGGTGTTGCGAAGGAAACGTGACGTTTTTGTCGCCAACGTCGCAGACATCCATGATCAACTATATGTCGCATCTCGAAAACGTCAGGGTTGACGTAGATGACGGTACAGAGAACATGAACGCTGCGTCAAAAACTCTGACTTTTGAGGTTCAGCTAACCAATGCCGCTGATACGGTTGTCGTAAAATCAGCAGTTTTTGAGGTGTGGGGTTGATATGGCTAACCGATACTGGGTCGGCGGATCGGGCACATGGAACGCATTGAACACGGCCAACTGGTCGGCAACGTCCGGCGGCGCTGGCGGGGCTTCGGTCCCCACAATTGCCGACACTGCATTTCTGGACGCCGCCAGCGGCGCGGCTGTAGTCACGCTCGGTGAAAACGTTTCAGTGCTTCGGCTAGTGCTGGGGAACGTGTTCACCGGCACGCTGGCGTTTAACGGTTTCAAAATCATCATCGTCGGCAACAACGCGACAGTGTTTTCTGGGTCGTTTGTAGGAAGCGTGACCGGAACACCCGTTGTCGATCTAACCTACGCCGGGGCGACCGGAACGCGCACGATCACAACTTACGCCACGACTGAAGCAGGTTCATTCAACTTCAACGTGACTGCTGGCAGTGACATCATTGCCAGCGCATTGCGCGCCAAAAATCTGAATTTTACCGGCTTCAGCGGATCATTTGCGATTGGTACGTTGACAAAAATCATCTATGGCTCTTTGACACTCTCCACCGGAATGTCGGTCACTGGAGGCACGGGCGAACTGGTGTTTGGCGCGACCAGCGGCACGGTAACGCACACTTTCAACGGGAAAACACTCGACTGCCCTGTAGAGTTCAACGCACCGGGATCGACGCAGGTTCTGAGTGATGCGCTGATTGTCGGTGCAACCCGCACGCTGACGCTGACGGCTGGCACGATCAAGTTCAAGTCTGGCGCGACCAGCAGCGCGGGGACGTTCGCCATTGCGGGGTCAAGTTCGCCTGCGGTGTCGTTGAACGCCACAACCAGCGGCAGCAACGCAACGATCTCACAGACGACCGGCACTGTTAATGCGTCTAACTCCATAATCACGGACATTGCCGCTGCGGGCGGCGCGACATGGAACGCATTTGCGGCCAACAACAATGTGGACGCTGGCAACAACTCTGGGTGGAATTTCGGGCTCACACCGCAATACGCGTATGAGTATCCCCTCGAGTTGCGATCGTTTACGGAAAGGAAGCGTTTCTAATGGCTATGACCCTCAAGGCTGTCACCTCTTGCATGGGGTATCAGCAGATCACTTCCCTCAGCAGCGCGGCGGCTCTTACCGTCCCCGCGGTCGATCTGAGCGGCAACAAGCAGCAGCCGACCTTCGCGCTCATCATCGCGGAAACGCAGGGTGTGCGCTGGCGCGATGATGGCACCAACCCGACCGCTTCTGTTGGTATGCCGCTTCCGGTCGGCGTTCCGCTCCAGTACGATGGCGATCTGACCAAAATCCGGTTCATCGAGCAGGTAGCCAGCGCCAAGCTCAACATCAGCTATTACGCATAAAATTTGACGGGCGCGACACGTTCGTGTTACGCTCGTCGCCACTTTACCGGCGAGGCTCACCGGGAATCCCATAGGGGTTATACATGGACGAGACTGTCCCCAATGAAGCGGATGCCTCCGCGCCAGAACTGGAAGCCACGGCAGCACTCCAGCCTGAAGACAATCTGACGCCGGAAACGCCGATCGAACAAGAAGCGGCCAAGACTTTCTCGCAGGAAGAACTGGACGCAATCGTCGGCAAGCGCCTCGCACGCGAGCAGCGCAAATGGGAACGAGAGCAGGCTCAACGGCAGGCTGATCTCCAGGCGCTTCGGGCACCTGTAGACATCCCGTCACAAGAGTACTTCAACTCTCCAGAGGACTACGCAGACGCGTTGGCCGAACGGAAAGCTGAGGAACTGGTCGCAAGGCGGGAAGCCGCCAAGCAGCAGACTGCCCTTCTGGAACAGTACCAGACGAAAGAGGAAGAGGCGCGGGACAAGTACGACGACTTCGAACAGGTCGCCTACAATCCCAACCTCCCTGTGACGGATGTGATGGCCCAGACGATCCAAGCCTTAGACAACGGCCCCGACGTAATCTATTACCTCGGTTCCAACCCGAAAGAGGCCCAGCGAATTGCCCAGATGTCGCCTTACATGCAGGCCAAGGAAATTGGACGGATTGAAGCTAAACTTAGCGACAGCCCGCCCACCCGGAGAACATCAACCGCCCCGGCACCGATTGCTCCTGTCACAGCCCGCGCCAAAAGCGCGCCCGCTTATGACACCACCGACCCTCGGGCTGCAAAGTCCATGAGTACTTCGGATTGGATCGAAGCGGAACGGATGCGTCAGATCAAGAAGTACGAGGCACAACGCAACCGATAATTTGGGACGACCACCATGTCTAACTCGATTCTTACTATCGACATGATCACGCGCAAGGCGCTTGAGATTCTCGAAAATAACCTTGTTCTGACCCGCAACGTGAACCGCCAGTACGACGACAGCTTCGCTGTCGAAGGTGCGAAGATCGGTTCGACCCTGCGTATCCGCCTGCCGGATCGTGCGCTCGTCACCGACGGCGCCGCCCTTCAGGTTCAGGACGACAACGAGCAGTTCACCACCCTGACCGTCGCTTCGCAGAAGCACATCGGCGTGAACTTCACCTCTGCCGAACTGACCATGCAGCTTGACGACTTCGCCGAGCGTGTTCTCAAGCCGCGTATCTCGCAGCTTGCGTCCAGCATCGACGCTGACGTTGCTAACGCCTACAAGCAGATCTACTCGACTGTTGGTACGCCTGGCACCACGCCCGCGACCTCGCTGGTTCTGCTTCAGGCCAACCAGAAGCTGAACGAATACGCTGCGCCGATGAACAGCCGCTATGCCACCGTCAACCCGGCTGCCAACGCCGGTCTGGTCGAAGGCATGAAGGGCCTGTTCAACCCGGTCGATACCATCAGCCGCCAGTTCAAGAACGGCATGATGGGTCAGGGCGTGCTGGGCTACGACGAGATCAACATGTCGCAGTCGATCAAGCAGCACACCACGGGTTCGCGCAACGTCGCAGGCACCGTCACCACGACTGTCACTACGCAGGGTCAGGCTACCATCGACCTCTCGGGCCTCGGCGCGGGCAACACCATCGCCGTTGGCGATGTGTTCACGATCGCGGGTGTGTTCTCGGTTAACCCGCAGACCCGTGAATCGACCGGCTCGCTCCAGCAGTTCGTTGTCACCACCGCAGCAACCGCTGATGGCTCGGGCAACGCTGCTGGCGTGCAGATCGCCCCGGCGATGTACACCCCGACGAACGCTCTGGCGACCATCAGCGCGTTCCCGGCATCGAGCGCCGTGACGACCTTTGTTGGTGCTGCTTCGACCAGCTCCCCGCAGAACCTCGTCTACCAGAAGGACGCCATCACGTTCGCCACCGCCGATCTCCTGCTCCCGCAGGGCGTCGATATGGCGTCGCGTGCCGTCCACAACGGCATCTCGCTCCGCGTTGTCCGTCAGTACGACATCAACAACGACCGTATGCCCTGCCGTATCGACGTTCTGTATGGTTTCAATACCATCCGCGCGCCGATGGCTGCCCGCATCTGGGGTTAACTTTAGCTGGCCCTCGGTTCGCCGGGGGCCACCTTAATCTGAACGGAGAAATATCATGGCACTTCCTAATGGTACCGGCGGCTATCAGCTTGGTGATGGCAACCTGAACGAAGCGACGATTGGCGTTCAGGCCATCCCGACCGCGTATACCGCGGCTGCGACCCTGACCGTGCTTAATCTTGAGCAGTCTATCATCGTTTACACGTCCAGCAGCACCGCCGATCTGGCGCTTCCGACTGCGGCAAGCATTGACGCTGAACTGACCAGCCTGAAAGTCAACTCTTGCTTTGACATCTACCTGTTGGCGACCAGCACCGGCGTTCCGACCCTCACGGCGGGCACGGGCTGGACGCTGGTCGGCTCGGGCGCGGGCGTTGCAAGCAAGGCGGTAAAGTTCCGCGCCGTCAAGACCGGCGACGCGGCGTACTCGCTGTACCGCGTCGCGGGTTAATGAGATGGGCGGGCTTCGGCCCGCCCATTTTCTAAGGATACCTTATGTCTGTTATCTATCTTAGCCATCCGGTTCACGGCGCCAAGGTCGCCACAATGGAAGCTGAAGCGATTTATGATGAATCCCACGGCTGGATGCGGTATGATCCCGACGCGCAGTCGTCAGACGCGGCAGTTCCTGCTAACGAACTGGCGGTAAAACGTCGTGGCCGCAGGCCCGCAGTGAAGGACGAACTTGATGACGACGGCGAGCGATCAGATTAACGGCGCGCTAAGTCTGATCGGCCAGCTTGCAGAAGGTGAAGTGCCTTCCGCAGCAACCGCCGCAGACGCGCTTGAAGCCCTTAACCAGATGATTGACTCGTGGAGTACGGAACGCCTCGCCGTGTTCTGCACTGAAGACCAGGTCGTCAACTGGCTGCCCGGCACGCGCACGGCCACGCTCGGGCCGTCTGGGTCGCTGACGCCGGTCGATCCGCTCGCAATCATCAACCGCCCCGTGCTGGTCGATGACGCAACCTATTTCCGCGATCCAGCCAGCGGCATCAGCTACGGCCTGAAACTCATCAACCAGCAGCAGTACGACGGCATCGCGGTCAAGACCGTGACCTCGACGTACCCTCAGGTGCTGTGGGTCAACATGACCTACCCTGACATTCAGATGGCAGTGTACCCGGTGCCGACCAAGCTGCTGGAATTCCATGTGGTGTCGGCCAAGGTGCTGGACCAGCCCGCCGACTTGGCGACAACGCTCGCGTTCCCGCCGGGCTACCTCCGCGCGTTCCGCTACAACCTCGCCTGCGAAATCGCGGCGATGTACGGCGTCGAGCCGACCCGCCAAGTGCAGCGCATCGCCATGACCAGCAAGCGCGACATCAAGCGCATCAATAACCCGAACGGCATCATGTCGCTGCCGTACTCGATCGTCGCAACGCGCCAGCGGTTCAACATCTTTGCAGGGAATTATTAAATGGCTAACATTGCTATCTCCGCGCTACCTGTCGCCGCTTCGCAAGCTGGCGCTGATGTGTTGCCGATTGTTCAGGCCTCAACCAGTGCAACTAAGCAACTATCCGTATCCACCCTATTTACCAGCCCAACGTTTGTTACGCCTGCATTGGGAACGCCGACTAGCGGTAACCTGTCTAATTGCACCAGCACCTCTATGGTACTAACATCCCCAATACTAACAACCCCGATATTGGGAACGCCGACTAGCGGTAACCTGTCGAATTGCACCAGCACCTCTATGGTACTAACATCCCCAATACTGGGGACGCCGACTAGCGGTAACCTGTCTAATTGCACCAGCACTTCTATGGTGTTGACAACGCCTGTGCTTGGCGCCGCAACCGGCACAAGCCTAACCACTACCGGAAATATTGTTATCAGTGGTACCGGAAAACTTGGCTATACAACCGGCGCTGGCGGAACGGTTACCCAAGCTACCAGCAAGGCAACCGGCGTAACGTTGAACAAGTCAACCGGCCAGATTACGCTAAACGCCGCCGCGCTTGCCTCAGACACTACGGTCAGTTTTACATTGACCAACACCGTTATTGAGGCAAATGATATTTTAATATTGAACCACATTAGCGCCGGTACGGCAGGGTCTTATTTGCTCAACGCCCAGTCTGCTGCGGGTTCAGCCAGCATTAACGTGCGAAACATTACCGCCGGATCATTGAGCGAAGCTATTGTAGTTGCTTTTGCGGTAATCAAAGCGGTAACAACGTAAATGAAAACGCCGATCCTTGGGTCGGCGTATGTCGCTAGAAGCGTCAACGCCGCCGACAACCGCATGGTCAACCTGTTTCCAGAGATTGTCCCTGAAGGCGGCAAGGAACCAGCGTTTCTTCAGCGTGCGCCGGGGCTGAAGTTTCAGCAGACGATTGGCACTGGGCCGATCCGTGGGCTGTGGGCGCACCAGACCAACGGCGCGGACTTCTACGTCGTGTCGGGGAACGAGTTCTACAAGCTGACGAGCCTCACCGCCGCGCCGATCCTGATCGGCACTGTGGCTGGCTCGGGACCAGTGTCGATCGCGGACAACGGCACGCAAATCTTCATTGCGGCTAATCCTTACGGCTACATCTACAACGAATCGACCGGCGCATTTGGCCCGATCACAGACCCGGATTTTCCGGGCGCAGGGACTGTTGCGTACCTCGACGGCTATTTTGTGTTTAACGAGCCGAACACACAGAAAATCTGGGTTACAAGCCTGCTGGACGGTACCAGCATCGACCCGTTGGAGTTTGCCAGCGCCGAAGGTTCGCCCGACGGCGTTGTGGCCGTCTTTACCGATCACCGCGAACTGTGGGTGTTTGGCACCGACACCACCGAAGTCTGGTACAACACTGCGGCGACGGACTTCCCCCTCGGGCCGATCCCTGGCGCGTTCAATGAACTCGGCTGCGCCGCGCCGTATTCCATCGCCAAGATGGACAACCAAATCTACTGGCTCGGCCAAGACGCGCGCGGACGCGGGATGGTCTACAAGGCTTCTGGTTATATCGGCCAGCGCGTCTCGACGCACTCTGTCGAATGGCAGATCCAGCAGTACGAAAATATCTCAGACGCAACCGCGTACACGTACCAGCAGGACGGCCATAGCTTCTACGTGCTGAACTTCCCGTCGGCCAATGCAACGTGGGTCTACGACGTGGCGACCGGCGCATGGCACGAGCGCGCAGGGCTAGACAATGGCGTGTTCACACGCCACCGCGGCGAAAATATGTGCAACTTTCTCGGTAATATCGTCATCGGCGATTTTGAGAATGGCAACATCTACACGTTCGACCTTGACGTTTATCAGGACAACGGCCAGCCGCAAAAATGGCTGCGATCGTGGCGCGCGCTGCCGACCGGCTCAAACGACCTCAAGCGTACAGCCCATCACAGCCTCCAGCTAGACTGCGAGACGGGCGTCGGCCTTAATGACTACCCCGCTTACGCCGCCGAAGACCTTGCCACTGAGTCAGGTGACATCCTCGTGGCCCAGTTTGTGCAAGGCTTTTTGACTACGCAGGCCGGTGACCAGTTAGTCACGGAAGCCAACGATAATAACGAGCCATTGGTTACCCAAATGCAACCCGCCGAAGATTACAACGGATACGCGCTAGAAACGGAAGCTTATCCTGAAGCGCCGGGGTATGACCCTCAGGTCATGCTGCGCTGGTCGGGCAACGGCGGCCATACTTGGTCGAACGAACACTGGACGTCGATGGGCAAGATCGGCGTGTACGGACAGCGCGCTATCTGGCGCCGGCTCGGCATGACGCTCAAAATTCGCGACCGCGTGTACGAGGTATCGGGGACTGACCCCGTGCGCGTCTACATCATGGGTGCGGAGTTGAACATCAGCGGGACGCTGTACTGATGGCGTCGGTGCCCATCAACCCTACTCAGATCACGCCGCCGCGCGTCGAGTTTATCGACCAGCGCACAGGCGCGATCAGCCGCGAGTGGTTTCGGTTCCTCCTGTCGCTGCTTGACGCTACGCAAGGCGCGCAGGAGCCGCTGATAACGCCTGAAGCAAACTCTCTGGTTGCCGCGTACAGCGCCATGCTCGACACGCTGGCGCAGGCGACGGGAAGCCAAGCGACCGGCGCGTCGGTTGACGATGTGGCTGTCTTGCAGACGCAAGTGCAAGATTTGAACGCCGCGCTGCCACCAGACTTACAGACATATTTACAACCTGTCTGGTCGTCGTTACAAGATTTATCTTTGGCTCCAAGTGCCGGCACCGGCACCGGCACCGTCACCAGTGTAGCGTTCTCTGGCGGCACGACCGGCCTGACGGTCACAGGTTCGCCGATCACCACAAGCGGCACAATCACGCTGGCGGGCACGCTGGCTGTCGCGAATGGTGGCACGGGTGTAACTTCCAGCACGGGCACCGGCAACGTAGTCCTCTCGACATCGCCTACACTTGTGACACCGGTTTTGGGTACACCAGCCTCTGGCACTCTCACTAGCTGTACGGGCCTACCCCTTACTACGGGTGTTACGGGTACGCTACCTGTAGCCAACGGCGGTACCGGCGTAACAACTAGCACGGGTTCGGGCAACACAGTGCTCTCAACCAGCCCGACGCTGGTCACCCCCGTTCTTGGCACGCCATCTTCCGGCACTCTCACTAGCTGTACGGGCCTACCCCTTACTACGGGTGTTACGGGTACGCTACCTGTAGCCAACGGCGGTACCGGCGTAACGACTAGCACGGGTTCGGGTAACGTAGTTCTCTCAACCAGCCCCACACTAGTAACCCCCGCTCTTGGTACACCAGCCTCTGGCGTAGTGACTAACCTAACCGGTACGGCATCGATCAATATCAACGGGACCGTTGGCGCAACAACGCCTGATGCCGCATCGTTTACCACGCTGGGTTGGACCGGCGTAAAATATACCGCGGCGGGGTCGGCGCAGGGCCCGGCGATCACAGACTATTTTACGTCTACAATTTCACTGGATGCCAGTAGTACCTACGATATAGATTGCGTTGCCTATTTCCTGAAATCCACAGGGGGAACGGTTATATGGACATGGACGTTTAGTTCTGCACCAAATGCAATCTCGAGCTTTTATACAGCAACACCCATTGCAGGTTTCAATGTAGGGACGGTAACCGGCACAACGTTCGTTGGTGGAAGCGCAGCCGTCCAAACGGCTACAGTCCTCCAACATGCGGCCAGCGGTTCGCTGTCTACCGGAGTTTACCATATGTTTAGGTTCAGGGTACTTGTTAATACTAACGCTGCAACCACAATACAGCTACGCTCGACCCTGAGCGCAGGAACGCTGACGCCGCAAGCCGGGTCGTTTATGCGCGCAACCAAGGTGCTATAGGGACGCATTGCTATCGCCTTACGCATCCGATATTATCCCGCAACCAGTTGAGGATTGACCCATGTCCGTATCTATCAGCAACATCATCCCGGCGAAGATTGCGGAAGCCTCGCAAACGACGCAGTACACCTCGACCGGCGTCCAGACGATCATCGACAAGTTCACGGCGACCAACTACAGCGCCGTGGCCGCGACGCTCAGTGTGAACCTGGTGGCGTCAGCCGGTTCGGCGGGCGACAGCAACCTGATCGTCAAGACCAAGACGCTCCAGCCTGCCGAGACGTACACGTTCCCTGAACTGGTCGGCCATGTGCTGCCGGTGGGTGGGTTTATCTCGACGATCGCGGGCACGGCTACGTCGATCAACATCCGCGCCTCGGGCCGTCTGGTCAGCTAATGGACGGTGATCTATATATGTCCGCAAGTGAAAACATTTCCGGTTGCAAAGGTGGTATCCTTGGCGCGGAAATTACTGTAGATTACCGACAAGCGTTGCCGTTAGGAGCAAAATAAGATGTCGTGGGTCAACGCAGCAATCGGCGCAATAGGCTCAATCGGCGGTGCGCTTATCGGATCGGGCGGCGCCAAGGCCGCGGCCGAGGCGCAGGAGCGAGCCGCAGCGGAAGACCGCGCCCTGCAAAGGGAAATGTTCAACCGCCAGATTGAACTGCAAGAGCCGTTCCGCCAAGGTGGCATGGCCGCGCAGAACCGCCTGTTCACGCTGCTGGGTATCAACCCCAACGCAGGGCAGCCTGCCATTTCCGGTGGCGGCGTGCGGACGTACAAGACGCCCTTCGGCACGTTTACAGTACCTGGCATGGGTGGCGGCACCCCGGCGACAAACGCGCAGGGTATCGTCGTCGATCCCAACAGCCCCGACTTTGGCAAGTACGCCCGCGACTTCGGTATGCAGGACTATCAGGCCGACCCTGGCTACGCATTTCGCCTCTCGGAAGGCCAGAAGGCTATCGAGCGATCGGCAGCCGCGCGCGGCGGTCTTCAGTCAGGTTCTGCTCTCAAGGCCGCAGCGCGGTTCGGGCAGGATCTGGGCAGCCAAGAGTACCAGAACGCGTTCAACCGCTACCAGGTCAACCGGGCCAACCAGCTTAACCCGCTTCAGTCGCTGATGGGCGCCGGCCAATCCGCTGCCAATACGCTGACCAACGCGGCCGGCCAAACTGCGCAGGCGCAGGGCCAGAGCATTTACAACGCCGGACAAGCCCGCGCGTCGGGTTACATTGGCAGCGCTAACGCGTTGGCGGGCGCGTTGCAGGGTATTGGCAACACGGCGTCAAATTATCCGCTGTATCAGGCGCAGACAAACTATCTAAACTCATTCGGCGGCGGCGGCGGCGGCG